GAATCATTGAAGGAGGAAGATAATAGCTGAAACACAAACAAAAAGAACATTAAACATTCATTTACAATCAGGCAAGGAATGTATCACCACCGATAGGGTTCCCGGCGAAGAGTCTGACCAAACTTATAAGGCCGGAGCTCCACTTGTGCGCGATGGCACAACCAAGGAGCTTGAGGAATGGGCCGGAGGATCAGACTCGGCGTTACCGGTTGGTATCGCAGTGGCCAGTGCCTCGGGAACTGCCGGAACAACTGTCAGATATTATGAGGCGAACGACCTGAATGTTTTTGAAGGAACTCTGATAAACAACGTAACTGATTACGTGTTACTCGGCACGGAGGTTGGCGTTGCGTATTCGCTGATTAAGTCCGGAACAAATTGGTATATTGATATTGCCGATACGACCACAAAAATCGTTGAGGTGATTGGTTTAATTAGCGCGGTAGGCGACACAAACCCAAGAGTTAAATGTAGATTTATTGGCGGCAAACAGGCCAATGTGTTGCAATCGTAATATGTTTTCTGGCTAACGCCCGTTATGCCGACTTAGTGCCCACTGTTGTTGCTACGCCCGATGCTACAACTAAAAAAAACAATAATAACAACAAAGGGGAAAAAAACATGGCGACAAAAGTAATGAAAACGCTGTCTATCTACCGCCAAGAAGGTAAAGAAGGCGTTATTGTCGAACGTGCACCTGGTGAAAAAGGCAGTCAGACCTATCAAAAAGGCGCTCCACTTGTGTATGATTCGGCAGAAATCGAGATATGGGCAGGAGGAACAACCACCACGAGAATCATTGGCATAGCCGCCAAGGATGCGACTGGGACGGCTGCTTCTGCTGTTCCCTATTATGAGGCGAATGACTACAATCTTTTTGAAGGTTCGCTGACTGATGGAACTGATGCCTATACCTTGCTTGGCACGGAAGTAGGAACCGCATATTCGCTGGTTGCGTCCAGCAATGATTGGTATGTTGATGTCGGTGACACCGATACGGCCAAAGTCGAAGTAGTTGGCCTTATTGATGCTGTCGGCGATGTCAACCCGCGAGTCATCGTCAGATTCTTGGGCGGAATGCAGTCGAGAGTATTACAATCGTAAATAATTAAAAGGAGAATAAATTATGGCTATTTTATCAGCCAATGTTGCGAATCTGTATGATGCGAGGATAAACAAAGCATTTTACAGTTATTTGAACCTGTATCCCGAAGAATACACCAACTGGTGCGAGAAACTGAGTTCAAAGAAACAGTATGAAAAAGTAAGTCTGTTCGGAGAGTTGCCTATGCCTTCTCTGGTAGGTGAGTATGAAAACACACCCGAAACCGGATTTGTGCAAGGGCCTGTCCGCACATGGACGCATGTTAAATATGGCTTCACCCTCATTGCGCCGGAAGAGTCCATTGAGGATGACCTGTTTGATATGATCGTTGGAACGGCGGGGAAAATGGGCGTTGCTATGCGCCATCGTATTGAAACCCAAGGTGCTTATGATCTTAATAACGCCTTTACGGTTGCCACGGTTGGCAAAAGCGACACTGCGGATGAATACCTGATTCAAAGAAACCACGCTACCTTCACTGGTGCGGGCGGTTCCGCCCAGCATAATGCTCCGGCAACGGACGTTACGCTTGGCGCTGACAGTCTTTGGGCCGGAGTGGACAACTTCAGTTCACTAAAAGACCACGAAGGTAATCCTATTATGGCTATGCCGAAAAAGGTTATCATTCATCCCGCCAATGAGCGCACGATAATTGAGATTCTTAAATCAATCGAAGTGCCCTATAAAACAACGAATGAGATTAACGCTATCAAGTCGCGTGGTCTGTCTTATGTCATTGGACATTACCTGACCTCGTCCACGGCATGGTATCTGGTTACTGACGAGAAGCCGATCAGGTTTTATATGCGTCGGCCTCCGACAGTCAAGCCTGAACCTGTAATCCGTAATGATAGCAGGACTTGGACGATTACAGCTCGTCTTAGCCACGCTCCGTATGACTGGTATCAAATTTATGGCACCGATGGGGCGCCGTAATAACAACTAAGGTTAGGGCTGGGAGATCTGTTCTCCCAGCCTACCCCTTCACGGGAGACAAAAGAATGAACGAAATCAAAGATAAAGTTGAGAAAGAAAACAAAACCCCAGACCTGACAAAACAGGTGGCAAACATCGCCTTTACTGTCAGGAAGATAAAAAACTGGATGGAAGAAAAAATGGGCGCAGACATTGATGGTGACGGCAAAATAGGAAGCGGTCCACACAAAAAAGTGTTGGCTTTCTTGGCGGTGGTTGGCGCTTCATGTTTGATGATTGGCAATATATGGGCTAATGAATATAAGTCAAACATTGCGAATTGGTATGGCACGGAAGCAAATATGCAGACTTATATTGACAAGAATGGCAATATAGGTGCGCCAGCCGTAACAGCCGCTACGCTTGGGGTTAATGGAACATTGAACGTCAATAACCTTGCTGTTAAAACAAACGCGACAGTCGGCGGAACGCTCGGTGTAACCGGCGTTGCGACCCTGACCGCCACTCCTGTCCTCAAAAACGGGTTAACGGTTCAGACGAACGCGACGATTGGCGGAACGCTCGATGTCCAGGGCAATATTATCGGGGCAAATGACGAATACATCGTCAACAATCAAAATACATATTGGAAATGCGCCGGACATTGGGTTTCGCTTGGCGATGGCACGTTCAACTTGGGAGCAAGCACGCAACAGTGGAATTATTTATATCTCAAAACTGATGCCACTATTGGTGGCGCGGTTGATGCAAAGAATTTCACCTGCGACCCTGCTGAGGGATTGGACGTTCAGGCGGCTGGCGTTCTAGAATTAGGCGCGGCTACAGCGACCGGAATCGAGGTAAGCAAGTCCGGCGTGATGACCACGGTTAAAGGCACAGCCAATTTTGACGAGGCGGTGACGCTGGATTCAACGATTGGAGTTGCGGGAACCGCTACGTTCGACGGCACGGCGATTTATGGATGCGATGGCACTGGGACGAACGTGTTTGAAGTCCTGTTGACCAGCACCCACCGTGGGCGTGTGCAGTTGGTGAAAGACCTGATTGTTGGGTATGGCGGGGGTAATGCCGCGTCGGGCGACCTCCTTTGCTACGACCAGGGCAACACTAACATATTTGCCATTGATTCGTCTGCTCGAACAATTGTGATGCTCGGTGATGTTGACGCCACCACGTTTGACGGTGACGGTGCGGATATAACCGGCCTTAATGCGGCTAATATCACTGCCGGGACGATTGTGAGTGCGATTGATATTAGCGCGGCTACCAATGCCAATGCAAGTGAGCTTAAGTCCGGAACGGTTGCCAACGCTCGTTTGGACACTGACTTACAAACATTAGCTCTGAATAACGGTGGTTCGCTCACAAATCTGCAAGCGGCGTCAGCCCTCATTGGCGTAGTTCCTCTCGCCAACGGCGGAGCGGGTAACGCGTCTGGTATCCTGAAAGCTAATGGCGCTGGTCTTGTGTCAGCGGCTTCAAGCACGACTGATTATGTCGCGCCTATCGCTCAGGTGTCCGGCGTTTCGACGGCGGCATTAGTGGCGACCGCCACGTTCCAGTCAAGCATTGCCGGTGTTCAGCACTTGACCGGTTGGCTGTCTGAGTCCGCTGGTGGTGTTGCGGTTGGAACGAATTGCACATCTATTGCTGGCGCTAACTCAACGGTGGTGTTGGCCGGCGGGGGCGACGGTGTTGCCTACGCAGTCTGGTCATCTAAATCAGACGGTCTCTCGACGTTGACAATTACGACAAAGGCAACGCAGACCGGTTTGTATTTCAATACCGTTCAGCATAACGGCGTCGTGGTTAGCACACCCGCGTTCGATGTGGCTCCGTAAATAAAGATTAAACTCTGCGAGGGGTTCGGGTTCAATGCCCGACCCCTCCATGAGGAGGAAAATATATGAAAATTTTATGTGTTATTTTGTCGGCGTTTTTTATGGCGACGGGCTGGCTGTTTGCCGGAGAAGGAATGGAAGGATATTTGGACCATGCGGTCTTGAAGATTTCCCCAGTATCAACCAACGAAACGCCAAGTCAGGCCGTATCTGGGAAAATTGATGGCTATATCGAGCGGGTTGACGTTTGGTTTGGTTACGCCACGAATACTTCGTTCTTGACGTTATTCAGCTCTAATGAATATACACATCAGACCGTAACCATTTATGAGAAACTTTCGATAGCAACCAATGTTTCTTTTTATCCGCGTATTGACTATCAACATGTCGTAAGCGGCGCGACCGTTGGGACCAATGCGGCAATAGGCAGAATAGCAATGTTCGCCGAAAAGATTTACATGATTGCCACGAACGCCGTTCCTGGGAAACCAGCCCAAAGCATTACTGCGGATATAATTTATGAACGGAGGTAGATATGACCGTTCAAGAGTTATTCCAGTCGGCTTTATATAAGTTTGGCCAAGATCCCGGCAACATACGTTTTACCGATGATTTCTATTCTGCAATCAACGATGCACAAAACGATATAGCCAATAACAGGCGTTGGGGGTTTTTGCGTTCTACCGACGATTTAACCACAACGGCTGACACGCGCCATGTAGCATTGCCATCCGATTTTTCCAAGCCCTACGAAGGGCGCGGGAATATCCGCAACACTACGGAAGATGGTTCCGTAATCGAGCTAATGACTTACGAGGATTGGCAGAACAGCTACTACGAAGACGGCAGTGATACCGGCGAGCCTGCTTATTGTTATATTCAGGGAGACAATATCTATTTTTCTCCCGTCCCCGACGATGAATATACAATCAGTATAATCTACTACAAGACCCCGACAAAGATAGAAGACACAAATACGTCAATAACCGTTCCTGATAAATACAGCGAGTTGCTTAAAAAAATGATATGGCGAAGACTACAGGATGCTGGTTATTCTGCCATGCAGGAAATTCAGATAAGCGATACGGACATAAACAGATTGATGGTTAAGTGCGCGCAAGATGATATCGCCAAGTATGGCGGTTTAAATCTTAACTTGAACTCAACCACATACAACAGAAGGACGGTATAATTATGCCTGAAAGGGGCAATCTTGACGCACAATGGATATCCATTGCCGATAAGTTTCCATCGAGTCTTGCGAAGGATACGGCGCCGGAGATGCTGGCCGACGGACAGACCCCTGAAGCGTATGGGCTGGGAATAGATAAACCCGGCTATTTGTATGTTGAGCCATCAGTATCAAGTGGTGCTATTTGCGCACAGATTAGCACCGTAAGTTCACCGACCGACAGTCCGCTAAGCGATACGCAGTATTGGCGGTTTTCGCATAATCGTTTATGGGGATGGAGGACGGATGGCAATAAGCTTTATTACGGGGCGTATGGATATGACGCCGATTATTTAATTCAGGATTTGGGATATATACCATGCGACTACGAGTCAAGCGGTTTTACGGACATAGCACCTTATGGCGACAACGTGGCTGCCTTCAAGTCAGACCACCTATATAACATACGAAATGCTGACGCACCTGGAAGCGGCCTTGTCGCCACCTTTATTAAACAAGCCAGCGGACTCCCTGTTGCGGGGAAATGGGTTGTGGTGGATAATGTTATTGTCTGGGCAAATACTTATGGAATATTTGCTTTTGACGGACAGCAGATTACCGAACTGACTGCGCCGATACGAAATAATCTTGGAACATTTGCCGGAGGAAGCATATCAACCCTTCGCGGAGATTTCCAGAAAAGGCGTATTGTCGGCAGGGGGGCGAGCGATACGAAGTTTATTATCACACTTGGGCAGGATGTGGGGTTATACGACTATTCTACAAGCGGATTCAGATTCACGACAAAAACCATCGTCAGTTCAAACGCCGAACCGTTTTTGATAGACAGAATTGCGGTGATATACCAATTCAACGCGGCTGACTCGGCGTATGTGAACATGGATGTTAAAATAAATGACACATGGAAAAGCGAAGAAAAATTTACGATTCGTCCGGCAAACGACAATGGCTTGGCGATATTCAATCTTAAAAATGTTTTCAGTTGCAGGAAATTTGCGGCAAGAATTACCAGTATGAGCCAAAGTCTTTACATCAATTCAATATTGGTTCACTTAAAAACCGGCGGAATACTCGGCTATTCCAATAAATAAAGGAGACAGAGAAAATGGCATTCAGAAACCTATATGAACAAAGAGTTCCGCAGGTTGGGGAGTTGGGGTGGAATCCGTCCTACGTTCAACCCAAAACACAGGTTCAACCCAGCGGAACCACAACAACAATGTATCCCAACATGCAGTCGCCGCAATCCTCGATGGGGGGACAACGGTCACTATTACCAATACCACGTCCGCCCGAACAGGTGGAAAGGGGAATGCCGCGACCCGCCATGCGGCCTCCGCCGACTATGGCCACTCAACCCACTCCGAAAGTCACCGTGAGTCCATTTATGCAGACTATTTATGGTTCAATGAAAAACATTGATCCTGAACAAAGGGCGGCCTATTTAGAATCGTCACAGCAGAGTATTAAAGGACAGCTTGACAAGTATGAGTTCAGGCTTGCCAGAGGAATACCATTGACACCCGAGCAACAATCCAGATATAATAGCCTGAAATCCGCGTTTAATGACATACAGTCTTATATCAACAATCCGCAACCTTACGAAGATTACTTCGCAAATATAGAATCAAACATGGCTACCGGAGAAGCATACAAGGCAGAGCTGGAACGAAGGCGCACATATATGCCAGTTCCGGTTTTCAATCGTCCACCGCCTATAGCTCAAACTTAAAACATGTCTAACAAATGGAGAACAACAGTAACCGATTCCACGTGGGTTTATGTCAGATATAGCATAAATCCGTCAGAGCCATTGTCGGAAACTCTTGTCCGTAAAATACCCGGTGTTGACAAGAGCGTTCTCCAAGGCTTGATTGATGACTTGCGTGATGACGTTGTCGTCGTTGACCCCTATGCCGACAATCAGGTGTATGAAGGAACATGGACGGTAAAAAGCGTTGAGCCGGTTCCCGAAGAGGGTGGTAATCTCGCCGGTTCTGTTTCAATAATCCAAACGTTGAGTTATGGTAACTATAATTACGCTGTTCCCACCAATCTTAAACTTGTCAGGGCAAGAGCCTATCCGATAGAGCAGAACGAAAACGCATGGATGTATTACGAGCGTTTCAAAAAAGAAGAGACGAAACGCTGGCACAACATGACAAAGACGGGGGTTGATGATTATCAAGCGTTTGATGGGATGCGCCAGATATTTCAAAGCATTGATGAGTTTAATACGTTTTTGCAAGACGGAAACGATTATTACGAATATTTTGACCCTCTTACCGGCAATAAAACGATTTACTATCACCGCAGGTATTTGAATTGTATTATTTACGCTGATAGGGAATCCGTTTCGTTAGATGCCATTGAAAAAATATTGAACGTATCGGCGGCGTTTGTCGGTAAGTATATCATGTTGGCAACGGCGACATGGAAAATAAGATACGATGGGCTTGTGGCGTTGCCGCTTGAATGGTGGTCTGACAACTGGGAAGAGATAGAGGCGCCGGTCATAAGGGAGTGTTACTATGAGATGGCCGCAGATGGCACATACAACCTTTACCGCACACTTGAAGAAACGAGCGATCCGGCCATTATGCGAACGAGGCAGTTGCAGTATGCCGGCATGACAAGAGTTATAGGCTATCCAATGGAAGACGACACCGTGATTACGGTTGGCGGGTTTAACGATACGGATGAGATAATTTACGAGAATGCAAGATTTTCTATCGGGGGAACGACCTACAGGGTATTGGGGACCGAGAAATGTTCGGATGTTGACGGCAAGGGGCAGGTTACGCTTGATATTACTCCGCCGATTACCCTTGCAACCGAGGAAGCCTGTGACGAATATGTTAATCAGGTCCAGACGTTCTGGGTGGCATTATGATAAGAGTCAGCGAAAACACAACCAGGCAGACAGACGAACAGTTGCGCCAGACAATATCGCTTCTTGCGCAACGTGTCAATCAACTGGAGCGGTTGCTGGATGGGAAAGAGATTGACGAGACAGATTTTCTGGATGGAGCCGACAGGCAGAGGACGGTAAGATTTTCGCTTGCCAATGGACTAACAAGAAGCGATTGGCGAACGATTGATATAGATTCCGAAGCCGTGGCAATGTCATATTTGGCTTACGCATTTGGATTTTCAATATCCGGAAATGTGGTTACCGTTAACGGCGGATTTTTGTTTCACGGAACATTAGATGCGATATCAATTACCGGAGATGACATAACGATAACGGACGATGCAACGTATATTTTCGTTACTTATACAATAGGAAGCGGGGTTGCCACGTTGTCATCAAGTACCACGCTCCCAAGAGATGAAGAAAATATAATAAAATGGTTGTTGTATAAAGTAACGCTTACCGACGGAATAGCAAGCATTGACGAAGGAAACATTCACCATTTAGGTTCAATAAAAATACCATCAGTATATGCTTCGGATAATGTGTAACAATGGCTTTTAATTTTACCGCTTTAAGATATGGCTGGCTTATCCTCACGGGGATAACGCTCGGAACAAGCATTTTCGTCATTAACAATCAAAGGAAACAAATTGAACAGGTTGATGTAATCGAAATAGTGGTTGGGACTTACGAGCGGTGTCTGGCAACTGAATACGCAACCAACCCATCATTGTATTATGTCAGTCCGCGTGATTATACCA